GTGCTGTGATATCTATATGAAGCTCCAGTATCAAAAAATATATTTAATTTATCACCCGCAGTAAATTTTATGCCTAGAGGGCGTGAGGATACACCTGATTCGTGTGCATTGAAAATATATTGGACTGTGCCTAGCTTATGTCTTTTAAGCCAACAACTAAATGTCCATGTTTTTCTATTGCCATCAGAACCTGGTGTATCAGTTAAATAGTTACTTGATGCACTATCAAAGACTAGACTTTTTCCAGTGTATGTACCAACGTCAACACTCGCAGCACCTGCTTGTCCAGATGCACCTCCTAATATATTGCTTCCAAATATTGGCATATTATGAGTACGCTAGAGTTGCAACGCATTGAAGTCTTGTAGCACTAACTACAATGTAATCGAGCCTATCTACGGCTGCTGCTGTTGTAGTGAATGTAGGTACTGTTCCTCCGATAAAATCAAATGCATCATGGAATGTTGGAACTCTTGAGCCTGTACCATCTTGTGTTATAAATATACTTCCAGATTGCCCAATGGCATCTGAGTCTAAACCTGTTGGAGATGCAAACGCAGCGTTACCTGTTAATGTAACTTTATGATTATTAGTAGTATCTAAATTAACTGTAACTGTAGTACTTTGACTACCTATATCTGTTACTGTACCACGTTGCGCTGCTGTAAAAGTTTGTGCTACATTTATTCCAGCCATAGTAAGATTTAAATCTTGTGCAGTTACAGTTCTTGTTTGACCGCCAGTTATACCAGAGCACTGAAATGCTAATTGCTTAGTAATATCACTATCATCCTGTATTTTAAACTCATCATCTAGAAATACTTCTGCTGCGATATCATTTAAACCTTGCGCAGTTAATCGTAGTTCAACACGATCATCTGTAGAAAATGCTTTAGCGCCCGATGATTCTTGGTTCCTAACTATTGTGAAAGTATCTGAACTTCTAGCTGTAACTTTAACAATTTCTAAATTATTGGATGCATCAATAAGAGTAACATAAAAATATTGAGGACTAGCTATAGTTGGAAATCTCGCTCCATGACCTGAAGCTACTGCTAAAGTTGTAACTGAGTCATTAATACCTGCAGCCAGAGTACTAAAAGCGTTATTTTTAAATTGGACAGTCATATTTTTATCCTCTAACTGATTGTAATAGTCCAGCTAACTGTAAGTGAATCAGCTGCTGCCTTGTTAATTACCGAAAATGTTGTATGCGCTAATAAAGTACCGCCTGAAGAAGCATTAAGAACACCTGCTTCAGTAAGTGCTCCTGTTCCAACACTAGCTCCAAAAGTACAAGCTGCAGTTACAGTATTTGTACTCGCAGTCCATGAAGTTAAAGATGTACGACTACCACTTACTATAGTTTCTAATGTTGTATCGCCAGCAGCTGGGGTAGTTGTACCAGTCCCTAGTTCCATATGAGACATCGCAGTTGCTGATGCATCCTCCATACGTGAAGCTATATGAGTTTTACCAGCTGTAGTTATAATATTAGGGACAGTAATATCTTTTTTTACTTCCCCTTTCTCATTCCTTAAGACGAGTCTAAGTTCGCCTAATGTATTAAGATTATCTTTAATCATTTATATTTCCTCGTTATCGTATAGGGGTTTCATTAAAATAATGCCCATTAATTGTCCTATCAGAAGTATCTGTGTATAAATATGTAACACTAAAAGCTTCACTAGGAGTTGTTGAATCTGTTTCTACTTTAGTAAAAGCATGAACTGCAGCTTCACTAGGAGTTGTTGAATCTGTTTCTACTTTAGTAAAAGCATGAACTGCAGCTTCACTAAGAGCTATTGAACCCCCAGGCATACCCTTTGAAAAAGTAAATGCTGGTGTTTCAGACGCAGAAAATCCTTCACTAAAAACAGGTTGTATAGTAAGAACAGAAGATTCTGATATTGTAACCGGGTCTGTATCTACATCTGGGTCACTTAAATCAATATCTACTATAGATGTAGTAGCTATAATTTTAGCTTCTGTAATAGTTACTGAATCTGTAAACGCAGCTCTTGTAAAAGAAAATGCTGGAACTTCACTAAATGTAGCAGTATCTGCTAATGGTTTAGTTACAGTATAAACTACGTCATTATATTTAGTATCTGCAACTTCTACTTCACCACCGAAAAGTTCAGTAGGCACTAATACACTTACACTAGGTACAAAATGTGTAAAACTATTAGTATGTTTTATTATAGGAGTTGATGGTGCACCTATTATACCAGCTGCAACAACTGCAACCGCAATAGATCCTGTAACAGTATGTGATGCTCTAATCATGTGATTTTATCTGCAACTCTAAATTTAAGTAAATCAAAAGCAGTTTGTATATCTGAACCGAAAGCAACTTGTATTTGTCCTTCATACATTCCAGGATCTACATCTAATATCCCGCTACCAAAGTTAAAAGATACTTGACCTCCTGTTCCACCACCTATTTTTGTTGTAGATATAGTAGATGCTGTAGCAGTTGATCCAGCTAACCTAAATTTTATAGTAACTACAGTAGAGCCAGCGCTTAAATCTATAACAGCACCAGAAACATCATCTGTTAAACTTAATGTTACGTCTGGTTTTTCATCACCTTTTACTACTTTAATAACGTCTGCCATAATTACCTCACGCTAGTGGCCTCATTTGTATACTCATAGACGCTCTACCTGCTCCTAAGTTAGTTCGTGCTCTACGTTCTGAGAGTTTAAAAAGAAATTGTTTTGCATGATATGCTGCAAGTTCTCTATCACTCCATGATTTTTCTGGTAATACTAGTAGTTGTTGTAATGCTCCATGTACAACTACATCTTCTAATTCGTCCAATACAGTTTTATCCATATCTGTAGCAGTTCTTAAAGGCTTTAAAGCTAATAACATATCAACATTATATGTTGCAGTACTATCAGGTATAGGAGCTAAAGCAAAATTATCTGGATCAAGTTGTGTTACAAATCTAGGATCAGCTAATTCATCAGCACCATTATCTGGCCACTTAGGATATAAGTCATGTAATTGTTCTAGAGTTACTGGTTTTATCTGGTTATCATTTACACGTGCGGTTAAAATAGCATGAACTTCTGTTTGTGAAGGAGTCTCATAGTTATATTCTGCAACACCTGATGTTAATCTAATAGTAGGTTGCTCAAATCTAAAAGCTAATGTACGTTCACATGCCTCTATAGCTGAATTACGTAAATGTTCTTCAACTACAACTTGAGGACATCCGGGTACGCTAGGAGTTACTCTTGTTACTAAATCTGTAAATGTTCTATCAGCCATATCGTTTTACCTTTCCATACGGCCCACTAATAACATCTTTCATATTTTCACCAGCTGATTCGCTATCAGCTATTAATCTATTAGATGTATTAGCTGTTAATCCTTGTATAAATGCTTCATAAAATAATTTAGCTCTATTTGAATTAACATGCTCATTATCTATAGATTCAGCTAAAAATATAGTTCCATCTACAATTGACGGGAAATAAGTTTCTGGAATAAAAAGTATTGTATCCCCAGATGCATAATCTATTGGTGTTTGCGCATATTCAATATTTAATTGTTGCCCAGCTGGGGATTTAGGATATATAAAAAATTTATTTGGGTTCCGTAAATGTCTCATCCAGTTTTCAGTAGCAGCTGCAGTATCACTTACCCAAGTTGGTCGGGCATGATCTAATTGTTCTCTTGTTGTTTCTGTTACGCCAGCACCACTAACAACTGAAAATACATCCATCATACGATAAGAATCATTTGGAGCAGACTGTACTACAGCATTAGTTTCACAAGTCATTGTAGTTTGCCTAGCAAATAAATCTGGTCTTAATAAAGCTATACGCTTTAAAGTTTGGTTCACAAATCCTATAAGAACAGTATCAGAATATCTTTGTGTAGTAGCTGAATCTTGTAGTAATCGTCTTACCTCTGTAACTATAGTAGCTGGGGTCACTTAGGTAATCCCTTAGATGCTTCCTCACTTAACTCAGGTATAGTACGAGGTGGTGCTTTAGGCACATCTTTAGTTTTAAGACTTAATATTGGTTTTCTTTTTTTCTGTGCTTTGGGCACAAACTTTTCTGGGAATGCTTCTTCCTTAGTTACTTCTTCAACATTAGGATTTTCTGCAATAATTTCATTCCAGCCATATATTTCACCATCCTTTTTATTACGCAGCCATCTTTCATCATCAACTGCTATACCCCTATGATCTATTCGTTGTGACATAATATTTCCTTTTAAAAGTGTAGGGGGTTTTAACGCCCCCTACGGGTTACTAATCAATGATTACTAAGCATCACCGCCTGAAACATCTACACATAATGCTGAAAAAAGAATTTTTCCAGTAACACATGTACCTGATCCAGAAGCACCTATAGTTAAATCTATAGTATCTGCTGCTGTGAAAAGATGATGATTTTCTGCATCAAGTAGTGCACCTATTAAACTAGCTGCACCAACTCCTAATGCGTTTGCATTGAGGCTAGCGATAAAGCCATCTGGATCACCGCCTACCGTACCAACGTGATGGGTATAAGTTTTACCTTCAACGGTAAGAACATTACCCCAAACACCTAATACTGCTGTATTAGCTGGGACGTCCATGATCTGGATTGTGTCAGAAGCAGTTAAAGCCGTAAGGCCTGCTGCTGTACGTTTAGTAGCTATGTTTGCGAAATCCATAGTAACTTCTTGTAAATAAACTTTATGAAGCCCCTTATTAGTACGGGCTGCTGAGCCTTTATCAAACCCAACGGTATCTGTATATGCTGCCATATCTTATCCCTCCTGGGTTATAGTGTACAAACTAAGGTTGCAAGGGCTTCAGGTTTTACTACCTTGAAGCCATAAACT